CCCATTTTTGCAGAAAAACGAAATTGGAGGGCTGGGCCGATAAGAGGCGGCAGGGCCGCTAAAGTCTCACCGACCGATTAGGCTCCCTTTCATCGACGAAAGGGGGCCTTTCTTGCTGAAATCATGCGAAATATGCGGCAAGGAGTTCACGGCGCGCAGAAGCACGGCGAAATACTGCTCGAACGCCTGCAGGCACAGGGCGCAAAGGGCGTTCGATATCGGCAAGATCAACGCGGAGCCGCCAGAGGTGCGCCTCGCGCTGACCGCAGACGAGATCGCAGGCGTCATCCAGCAGGCGCACAGGGCCACCGATGACATGAGCCGCGCATCCGAGCATGCGCCCGGCGTCATCGGAGGGAAGCTGCGCAGATGCTCCGAGGCTTTCGCCGACGCATTGGGGGCCGAGGGCCTATGAAAGGGAGGAAGCCAGATGCAATGGCGGTGCGAAGGGGTCTCTCACAGCTTCCGAGGCAGGAAACGCAGCGCGGCATAGCGATGCCCGATGATATCGCCTCAGACCCCGTGCGCTCGCAGATTTGGAGCTGGGTCTGCCCGGAGGTCAACACCTTCGCACCGCAGGACGTGCCAATCGTGCGCGAGCTTGTAACCTGGCACGCCGTTTTCCTGCAGTGCGAGAAGGAAGTCATGAACGAGAACGGCAGCTCCAACCTCATAGTGCCTGTCGGAAGCTCGGGGAAGGGCGCTACAAGCCCGTATCTATCCCAGATGAAGACGGCATCCTCCGAAATCCGCGCATTGTCAGACATGCTCGGCCTCTCACCGCTCGCGAGATCGCGCATCGGCCTCATGGACGCAACCACGGTGAAGACCGCAGCAGACACGGCTGCGATGTTCGCGGCCATAGAGGACGCATACGGCGCGCTCCCGGAAGCCGAGATTCTGGAAGTCGAGGCGCAGGATGCGGAGGACTGAGACCGCACCGTACTCGCGCGAGGGCATACTGCAGGCGAAGGCCAAGGAACGGTGCCTGTCAAGCATGTGCCGCCATGTGGCGAACGATGACTACTACGCCAGGCCTTTCATGCTCGAACCCTTCCAACGGGAGAACATGTGGCTACCGCTTTTCGGCAGCGGTCGCATGGTGGATGGGCGCTGGCAGCGCACCTACAGGCGCGCCATATTCTGCCTGCCATCGGGCTACGGCAAGACCGAGATGGCTGCGGCCATAATTCTGACTGTCGCGACCACGGAGGTCGTGTACAACGGCGAATACGGGTTGATCGCATCCAGCCTCGACCAGGTTGGCAAGATCTACAACAAGATTGTGACCATGATCAAGCTAGACCCCATCCTCTCGCAGCAGTGGGACACGGGCAAGAAGGTCATCACCCACAAGGAGACGGGCGCGAAGATAATGGTCTTCCCGAACAAGGCCGACGCCTTGGAGGGCTGGCACCTCAACGTGGTAGTTTTCGACGAAATGCACGTGTACCGCGACTCGAAGGTATGGGACGCGGCTTTGAAGGGCCAGAAGGTTCTCAACAATCCCCTGGCAATCGGAATCACTACCGCAGGCGATTCGCGCGAGGGCTTCCTGTGGGACACGCTTGAGAAGGGTATGGAAGACCCCGGCATGTACATCTACTGGCTGGGGCTTGACGATGACGCCGACCTGGATTGCCGCGAGGACTGGGAACCGCTCATGGTGGCATCCTGGGTCACATGGGAGAGCATCGAGGACCAGCGTCGCTCCGCAACCTCACGAAGGTCGTTCGAGCGCTACGCCGCCAACCGCTTCCCGAAAGGCAAGGACGAATACAGCTACTTCACGCATTCCGAGCTGATGCGCTGCGCGGCAATCGAGAACACATGGGACTGGAACCGCCCGTTCACGCTGGGCATAGACGGGGCGACCTCGGGAGACAGCTTCGCAATAGAGGGGTACCAGCGTTTCACCGACGATGACGGGACGGAGCATCACAACGCGAGGGAGTGGGTGTTCGACGAGCCAGACCCCGAGACTGGGAGGTACCCGCTCAACGAGATCATGGAGCTGGTGGCGTTCCTCTGGCAGAACTACTACCCGGCTGTTGTCGGCATCGACCCAAACCGCATGATCGTCATGAGCAGCCAGCTATCGGCTGTCTACGGCGTCGAGACGGTCAGCTTCACCCAGAACAACGCCGTCATGTGCCAGGCCTCGCAGCTGGTGGCCGACCTCGTGCATTCGGGGTCTCTGAGCCTGGACGGATGCCCGAAGACCGTGCGGCACTTGGAGAACGCCGTCGAGGATGACAAGGGCAGCTACGGCAGCAGGTTCTCCAAGAACTCCCACCGCGACAAGATAGACGCGGCCATAGCCCTGGCGATAGCCGTCCTCGCATTCGACAAGCTGGTAGGGGACGGGAGCATGTTCTCCTCGTTCAACGGCTAGCGCGTCTCATTCGGTACCCACAATTCCAGGAAACCGACGAAGGGAGAATTGTGGGCAGATTCAGGGATTGGCTCATGGGGGGCGATTACTCCCCGAGGAACGAAGCCGCACAGGAAACCGCGCAGGATAGCGAGCCGAGCATCGTGCGCGTGACGCCTCCACCGTTCTACAGCATCGACCTGCGCACGGCCATCGGCTACGGCGCACTAATGAGCGTCGACTACGCGGCATGCGAGCAGACCAAGGCGCGTTCGCTGGCATCCCTGCCCGTATCGGTCATCAGGGACGGCGCTGGCCACAAGAAAGTGGACCACCCGATAGCGAGGCTGCTGAGCGGCATGGCCAACGAGGAAATGACAGGCTCCGACCTGTTGACGTGGCACCGCCTGCGCTGCGACACCTTCGGCAACGCCTACTGGCGCGTCGAGTGGTTCAGGGGGCAGATCGTGGCCATTTGGCCCATGACCGGGGCCGTGATGCACCGATACGTGCCTGACAACCCGCAGGGCAGGAGAACCGTCTACGACTACGGCGGCGACGTGTACACGAAGCCCGGGCGCTACTTCTCTGATGAGGTGGTCAACATCAAGACCCACATCACGAAGGACGGCATGCAGGGCGTATCACTGGCGAAGCTGGCAGCGGAGCAGATCGGGCTTTCCGTCGACTTGGAGCGGTTCTACAAGGCCATGCTCAAGAACGGCAACCACCATCTAGGGCATGTCGAGATCGACAAGATGAACCTCCCCGAGAAGGCCATGGACGATCTGAGGGCCGCTGTGGATGCGAAATCGGGCATCGAAAGCGCAGGGCGCGCGCCCATCTTCGGATTCGGGGCCAAATGGGTCAACGATGGCCAGAACATGAAGGACGCATCGCTCATCGACCAGCAGCGGTGGATTCTGCATCAGGTCTGCAGGGCGTGCAACGTGCCGCCCTGGAAGGTCTACAGCCAGGAGGGTACAACCTACAGCGGGAGCCAGCAGGCCAACATCGACTACGTTACCGAGACCATCCTCCCGGACGTGAGGGCCATCGAGAAGGCGTTCACGCCCATCTTCTTGGCAAGGAACGAGAAGGACCTGCAACTGAAATTCGACATGCGCGGCCTGATGCGCGGCGATGACGCTGCACGCTCCCAGTACTACAGGGAAATGACCTACGCAGGCAACTACACCCGCGCAGACGTGCGCGAGCTAGAGGACATGCCGCCCATAGAGGGCCTTGAGAAGCCGCTGTTCCCGCTCAACTACGGCACCGTCGAGGCTGATGGCAGCGTGACCGTCTACGGGAAGGCCGAGGAGCCTGCGGACGGAAACCAGACGGGCGTCACCGACTAGGAAGGAAGACCGATGTTCAAGATCAAGGACAGCGCCGAGAAGGCGACCATCTACATTTACGGGAAGATCGGGGACAGCTGGGACGAGGACGAGGCGAACCGCGCAAAGGACTTCGCCAAGACGCTCGACACCCTGACTCCGAAGCCGCTGGAAATCCGCATCGACAGCCCCGGAGGGGATGTTTTCGAGGGCTTCGCCATCGCAAGCGCCATCCAACGCTATGAGGGCGAGACGCACGCCTACATCGACGGCATGGCCGCATCCGCTGCGAGCTACATCGCCGTCATGGCCGATAAGGTCACGATGAACGACTTCTCGGCGTTCATGATTCACAACGCCTGGGGCCTCGCGATAGGCAACAAAAACGACCTGCGAGAACTCGCAGACCAGCTCGACGGCGTTGATGATTCCATCGCGCGCGTTATCTCGAATCGCACGGGCATGGAGCTTGAAGACGTGAAGGCGGCTATGGATGCCGAAACATGGTACTACGGCAACGACGCCATGGATGCGGGTTTCGCGGACGAGGTTATCGAGACCGAGAGGCGAATCGCTGCCTGCATAGACAGCAAGATAGCCGCGCATTTCAAGAACATCCCAGAGGGCGTCGAGATCGTTGACGAAGCACTCGAACCCATCGACGGAGA